CTCATCCTGATTTTAACATACTTGATACAGGGTTTTCTGAAGACCCCGAAGATCACAAGTCTTATAATTTCATTCAGTGTGATAATGGGCAGTTTGCTGCTCAGCCTAATAATCGTTTAATTATATTAGAGCCAAGCAGTAATCCTAAAGAACTTAAGACGCCAGATTTTAGAGTGGCTACTAAACGCTGGTCTGTCGAAACAAATGCAAAATGGTCATTGGGAGATACCAATACCGTAATGTACGAAAGGCAAGATGATTGAAATAATTTATCTGTTGGTAATGACACACATTACCATTGTTTGTGTTACACTGTATTTACACAGAGGACAAACACATAGAGGTATAGAGTTTGATCCAGTTCTATCCCATTTCATGCGCTTTTGGTTGTGGTTAACAACTGGCATGGTAACAAAAGAATGGGTTGCGATACATCGTAAACATCATCAGAACTCGGACAAAGAGGGCGATCCTCATAGTCCTCACAATGAGGGTATCTGGTTTGTTTTATTCGCTGGGGTTTCTTGCTATGTTCAATCCGCAAGAGATAAAGAAATGATTCAGAAGTATGGTGTTGGAACTCCAGATGACTGGATGGAAAGAAATGTTTATTCAAAATTTCCATATGCTGGAATTGTTTTAATGTTGGTAATTAGTTTAATTCTGTTCGGTTGGTGGGGAATTTGGTTCTGGGCAGTTCAAATGGTATGGATTCCATTCTGGGCAGCAGGTGTTATAAATGGTATGGGACATTATTATGGTTATAGAAATTATGACACCAAAGAAAAATCGACTAACATAATTCCGTGGGGAATTATCATAGGTGGTGAAGAATTACACAATAACCATCATGGTGATCCAGCAAACCCAAAATTAAGTAGAAAACCAGTAGAGTTTGATATTGGTTGGATGTGGTTTAAGGTTTTTAATAAACTCGGATTAACGAAGGTAAGAGATGGCAGTTAAATATTTTGATTGTGAATCATGCGGATCGCATGGAAAAATCTCATTTAAGGTAGACGATCTTCAGTCAACCGATGTTGTATATTGCCCATTCTGTGGTGGTGATATATATGAAGAGGAAGACTTTGAGGAGGAAGAAGATGCCTGAAAACACATCAGAACTACAAGGCGACGACTGGTTCAGTAAACTTAAAAATCCACAAGGTCAATCATTAGACACTTCTCAAGTAGAAGGATTGACTGACAAGAAACCAGAAAATGTGGATATACAACAACCAACCCCTGAATGACCCTGAAGATTGGTATGGGTTCATATACGAAATTACAAACAATACAACAGGAAAAAAATACATTGGTCGTAAATACTTTAGCCAAGCAAAAACTAGGCAAGTAAAAGGTAAGAAAAAACGAACAAGAGTTGAGAGTGATTGGCGTGACTACTGGGGTTCGAACAAAGAACTACTTGCAGATATTGATAAATATGGTAAGGAAAGTTTCACACGCAAAATTTTGATGTTGTGTCCGACTAGAGGTAACACTAATTATTGGGAAGCGAAATTCCAATTTGACAATAATGTACTTTTAGAAGACAATTATTATAATGAATGGATTATGATTAAAACTCACAGGAAACATATAAAGAAATGATATACCTACTATTTGGTTGCGGACTATTATTGTCTGCAATAGCAGCGTATTATTCTGTGATGGGTCTTATTGCTATTTTCTCAACTGCTGTTGTGCCCATCGCAATAATGGGAACTGCTCTTGAAGTAAGCAAACTTGTTGCAGCATCATGGCTGTATAGAAGCTGGTCAACAATCCCAACACTACTTAAAACATATTTCACAACTGCTGTTGTTGTGTTAATGATACTCACATCAATGGGTATCTTTGGTTATTTGTCAAAAGCACATTTAGACCAAGCAGTGCCAACAGGTGATATTGTATCTAAATTATCCCTCATCGATGAGAAAATAAAAACACAAAAGGAGAATATAGATGCAGCTCGTAAAGCAATTACTCAACTGGATGCGCAAGTCGACCAAACCCTCGCAAGAAGTAGCGACGAACGAGGAGCCGCAAACGCAGTCTCCATCAGACAGCGACAAGCCAAAGAGCGAACCAACCTCATCAACGAAATCCAGAGGTCCCAAACCGAAATCGCAAGTCTCAACCAAGAGCGTGCGCCAATCGCCAGCGAAGTCCGTAAAGTCGAAGCCGAAGTCGGACCAATAAAATACATCGCAGCATTGATGTATGGCGATACGATGGACGACTCTTTACTTGAGTCTGCTGTGCGTATCGTCATCCTCATGATTGTTTTCGTGTTTGATCCACTTGCCGTTTTATTATTAATTGCAGCGAATAGGGAATCTTTATTAAATAAAACGAAATCTGAAGACGAAGAAATTACCAATTGGTTTAAGAAGGGTAAAGAACGTGCTCGTTTGCTAGACGAAGAAGTTGATGAACAAAAATCTGAGAACAGATGGAATAAAATTGTTTCTTCGATCCAAGGTTCTGAGATGAAACCAGGAGATTTGAATTACGATCCATACACTGGAATTACTGCAGTCTATCAACCAACAGAACCAAAAACGCAAGAATGGGATCCCTCAATTTTACAGGGACCACCAGCCGAAGAACCACCAAAAGAATTTTTCAAAGTAGTCAAAGATTTCTTTAAAAAGAAGGAAGAAGACTTTGATCCGAAAAATCCTTGGAACGAAAACGAACAAAAAACTGAAGAAACTGTAAAGCAACCTGTTCCTGTTCGCCCAAACTCAAGAAGATCACAAGATAATGCTTGACAAAAAATAGTATGTAAGGTATAATTATTCTACCTTAACTTGAAAAGGATCTAAATTATGAAACGAAGTGTTATTGTTATGTCAGTTTGTGCGCTGTTCGTTGCTGGTTGTTCGTCAACCAAAACTGTCACACAACTCCCACCCGAAGCACCTGCTCCAGTTGCTAAACTGGAAAAGAAAGAAGCCCAATTCTTAAAATCGAACGGACTCATTAAAGTTGAGTTTGACGAACAGGGGAATTTCTTTGGTCTTGTTTCTACAGGCACTGCTTACATCCAAACAAATCACACATCTTCACGTGAAGACGCATATAATATTGCATTGATGCGTGCTAAACGAAATGTTGCTGAGTTTTTATCAAACGATGTAAGTTCAAATAAATTCTCAAAAACAATCACAAAGACTTTGCTCAAAACTGACGCAAATGAATCTTTAAAATCCAATAAGACTGAGGGAAATGATAAAGCATCAAATCTTGATGATCTTGAAGATGGTGGTGGCAATTCAGAAACTATGACAGCTGAAGAACGTAATCGTGGTCAGCGTGTTGCTACTTATGTTAAAGAACAAATGACAGACAATTCTGCTGCTCTTTTGCGTGGTCTTGTCATTACAAATCGAAACATTGAGAAAGATAGCAACCTAGTATCAGTGGAAGTTCGTGTTTCTAAACATTCTATTGCTGCTTCGCATCAACTAAAAGCAATGATTGAGGGATTACGATAATGAAAAAACTTGTTATGCTTGTTTTGACTACTGCATTGATTGGGTGCGGAACAGTAGGTGGCACCCTTTCGGGTGCTGGCGAAGATCTTAAGAAAGTCGGAGACTGGGTTAAATCCAAATGAAACCACATTTCTTGATTGCTTGTTTATTTTTTACTAATGTAACATTTGCTGCCGTGACTGTTGAGACAACAGGTAAAGGCGATACCCAAGAAGAAGCAATACGCAGAGCAAAAATTGAAGCAGTTGAGAAAGTGACAGGTTCTTTTAATCTTGGTCATAGAAAAACTGATGGTAAACAGTATTCCGAAGAAATAGATGATTATGTTTCAGGAATTATACTCGAGTCAGAAGTTTTGCGTTCTCAAAGAACTCACCAGCATTGGATAGTAACTATTCGTGCTGTTGTTGATGAAACGAAACCGAGTGTATTTCAAATCGAACGTGATAAACCATTATTTGATGACAGAATTAAATCTAAGATTGATGAGATGAACAATCGTAGAACTATGATTGAAAAAATCTCTCAAACATCTGCTTATCATTTCTCAACAAACAAGATTGACGTTTATCCTCACGACATTAGCACTAGAGTTTCGATTAATGGTTTTGTTTCATGGCAACATAAGTGGGTAAATGATTTTCAGAATTTCGCAAAATACGCTGGTAAAGAATCAGTAGACAGAGATTTTCAAAGTAATGTTTATTATGGAAGTTCGTTTTATCATCCTGTTCTAATTGCTGGATCGATATTCATGAATCCTGCAAAAACAAAAACAAGAAATGGAAATACATACTGTTTTACTGAAAGTAAACAAGTCGACTCAAAAGATTGCCATGATGTTGGGTTTGACTTAGAGAATATTTCTAAGTATAACGTAAATTATTTTATTATAACATTGAAAGATTCCAATGGTTCTGTTTTGAAACAAATGAAACATACGTCACACGATCTTAAGATGATTGAGTTTTATCCTGCTGGTTCATCTAGAAAAAACAACTACGTATTTTTCAATACGAACAATTATTTTGAAACAGATACAGTTGTAATACAAACAAACAAAAAAACTCCAGCTAATATAGAATTTCTGCTGGACAATTCTCTTGCTACTCGTGTAGCGTCTTACAGTATTGAGGTAAAATAACCTTACTTACAGTAGGGTTAATGCTTGACAATAATACGAATCTAAAGTATAATATCCTTACAAGGAGAAACTTATGGGTATGATGCCTGCTTTTTTTACCACCACTTCTACCAAGAAACGTAAGCAGAAATTTAAATCTGCTGAGGAAAAACGCAGATTTTTTGCTCAACAAGAATCATGGGAAATTTTGAAAAGGAAATACGATGTCAAACCTAAAACAACTGTATCAGTCAGTGACACTTACAAGTCAAATCGTAGTACTCCACCTCGGGGAGAATCTGTCCACTATCCTAGCGTCAGCACTGGTAATTCTCATGGTGGCACTTTAAAACCAAATCCAGTTTACACTGGTACCAAAATTATTGGTATCGGCACTTTACATAAGTCTAACGCTGTTCCTGTTTTTAGCGAAGAGGAAGCGAAAGATATTTCAAGAATGCGTAGAGGTTAATTTATGAAAATTGCAGTATGTTCCGATGTTCATTTAGAGTTCGGACCACTTATCCTAAAGAATCCTGGAGATGTTGATGTACTCATCCTCTCTGGTGACATTCTAGTTGAGAACGATCTTGATGAATGGAACGAACAACAAGTCGAGACTGGTTTCGCAAGAAACAAATCGAACATGTATCATAGATTCTTTCAGGATTGCGCTTCTGAGTTTCCACATGTTATCTATGTAGCTGGTAATCATGAACATTACCATGGCGACTTCAGATATACGTTGTCTTCGTTGAAGCACAAATTCAAATACTTGACGAATGTTCATGTTCTTGATAAAGAACTTTTGAAGATTGATGACATTACATTTGTTGGTGGTACATTGTGGACTAACATGAACAATGAAGATCCAATGACAATGTATCACATCAAAAGTATGATGAACGATTTTAACTGTGTAAAAAACAGCAATCGTGAGGTAAGTTACAAAACATTTGAGGTTACGGAAGATGGGCGTCAAATCCCATCATTCAAAACACGTGTCGCGACGTTTTGTCCTGAAGATGCTGTTGAAGAAAACAAAAAATGTTTTGATTACATCAAACACATTGTTTCTGAAAACGATAAAGTAGTTGTTGTTGGACATCACACCCCATCAAGGCAATCTATGCATCCTCGTTACTCTGACGATGAGTACATGAATGGTGGTTATCACAACGACTATGTAGAATATATTTTAGATCACCCCCAAATTAAATTGTGGACACATGGTCATACGCATGAGCGATATGATTATATGATCGGGAACACACGTGTTGTGTGTAATCCTCGTGGATATCTCGGTTACGAAGGTATCTCTAATACCTTTGAACTAAAAGTGGTGGAAGTATGTTAGGATTTTTGATAAATACATTTGCATGGATAAAAGATGATTGGAAAAGTAACAAATTACGTTTCGTTGTTGAGGTTTTGGCTTGGGCGATCTCTATCGGGTGTTCGATCACTATGGCACTCACAGTCCCTAATCCTCCCTTACTTGTTTTATATCCTATCTGGATCTTTGGTTGTGCTATGTATGCTTGGGCTAGTTATACTCGGAAATCATTTGGCATGTTGGCTAACTACATCCTGCTAACAACAATTGATACTATTGGTTTAATAAGAATGCTATGAGGAGAAATTATGGCTAAAAAGAAAGTTAGAAAAACAGAGCATGTTGAATTTATTTCTTGGACACAGAAACCAACATCAACATATGTTATGTCGAAAACAGTAAAGAGACTGTTGGCTTTAATGCCTTTCAAATCTCAAGATGAAAGAAATACATTTAAACGACAGATGATTCAAGCAGAACTTGCAGAACGTGACGCAAAAAATAAACCATGGTCAATGAATAAGAAAGATCGCGAAGATGTATCAGAGCGAACTTGATTTTGCCACTGTTCGAGTCCTGCAAATCTTGGGGGTTGACATTAATGATATTTCCGAGGTAAAATATAAAGAGTTGGAGAGTTATTTAAATACTCTAGGTATGCAACAATATACACAAGGACATGATGATGGATACTCGATGTG